GGCCAGCCGCCACCGACCGTGGTATTTGAACGCATGGATCAACCGCTGCCAGCCGCTTCCCTCGCCATACCAGATGAAAGCCCCCGCCCCACACACGGCCATACGGGAGAGAATTGCTCTGATAAATCATAGATGTATATTACCAAATCAACGTATTGGACAAATACGGTGGAGCAAAATACAAAGGCTGGTTCATTTGGGCAAATTGTTGCAACGACACTTATCATACCATATATGATTAGTAATGCGGCAACGATAAAAAGAGAAACAAATTTTGTACGCATAATAGTACCTCCATGCAATAATTTAACAATTATTTATAGCTTCATAATTATTATGACAGATTTTTTGCAAAAAAGATTTTAGTTACCAAACAAATAAAAGGAGGAGCCGAGACTCTGCGCAGAGTGAAGCATATGCGGTCTCCTTGAAAAAAATGAAAAAATTAAAATGTGAGATTTACAGAGATTCAATGCAGAACTATAAGAAATATGCCATACCTCCGGCACAGCTTATCATTGCCGATGTTCCGTATAATGTAGGCAAAAACTTCTACGGCAGTAACCCTATGTGGTACAACGGTGGGGATAACAAGAACGGAGAAAGCAAGCTGGCAGGCAAGGCGGCATTCAATTCCGATTTCAACTTTAATCTGTATGAGTATTTCCATTTCTGCTCAAAGATGCTGAAAAAGGAAGACAAGAATATCGTTACCAGGGGAAGAAGTAGCAACAGTCCTTGCATGATCGTGTTCTGCTCTTTTGAACAGATGCCTACGCTGATTGATGCCGCCTATAAACATGGATTCGTCCATTACCTACCGTTGGTATTTGTTAAAAATTACAGTCCGCAGGTGCTTAAGGCAAATATGCGTGTGGTTGGTGCTACTGAATATGCTCTTGTGTTCTATCGTGACAAGCTTCCGAAGTTCCGGAACGGTGCAAAGGTTGACGAGGACGGAAAGACGATCCGTGGCACTGGGAAAATGATTTTTAACTGGTTCAGTTGGGAGAAAGACGGAAAAGATATTCCGAAAATCCATCCGGCACAGAAGCCGGTAGCGGTGCTGAAAAAACTGATAGAGATTTTTGCGGATCCCGGTGATGTAGTGATTGATCCTTGCTGTGGCAGCGGTAGTACCTTAAGAGCAGCCGCAGAGATCGGGAGAAGTGCATTCGGATTTGAGATTGACCGCAACTTTTATCAGAGAGCAAAAAATGAGATGATTGTTTTTGAAAGAGATAATCAACTTAGTTTTGAGGATATTCCGGGGGTGATGCCGTAATGGATTTTGGATATTACAACATGGATTGCATGGATGGGATGAAAGAGTTCCCGGATGGTTACTTTGACCTTGCGATTGTGGATCCACCGTATGGGATTGGAGAAAATGGGGATAAAAACCATACAAGAGGTAAACTGGCAAAAGCAAAGGATTACAAGAGTTTTAGCGGAATGGATATAAATCCACCAAACGAAAAATATTTCGATGAACTGTTTAGAGTGTCAAAAAATCAGATTATTTGGGGGGCAAATCATTTTATAAGCAAAATGCCGTTTGATAGTAGTTGTTGGATTGTTTGGGATAAAGATAAAGGAAATACTGATTTTGCTGATTGTGAACTTGCATGGACTTCGTTCAGTACTGCAGTAAGGAAGATTAAATATAGGTGGAACGGAATGCTTCAGCAAAATATGAAACACAAAGAAAACCGTATTCACCCTACACAAAAGCCGGTAGCCCTGTATGAATGGTTACTGAACCGCTATGCAAAGCCCGGAGACATTATCCTGGACACCCATGTAGGCAGTGCCAGCAGCTTGATAGCCTGCTACAGAACCAACCATCCATATGTTGGGTTTGAACTGGACAAGCATTATTACGATTTGTCCAAAAAGAGATTAGATGCAGAAATGGCACAAATGCGATTATCTGATATTATGCCGGAGGTAATGCCATGATCCAGTGCGAGGGGCAGTTGAGCCTTATGGATTTGCTTGCTCCAACAACAAATGAATTTAAGCCGGGAGACTGGATAGAAGCAGAGAATGTCGGCGAGCAGCTTACCTTTGATGAGATTGCACAGATGATAAATCAGCTGATTGTCATGGATATGAGCACAGTGTCTCACGCATGGTACAAGGTTATAATGGTGGAGAAAATTGTGATGGTGGAGAACAATACCGTGCGCAGACTGGTTTACTACGATGGCAAAAGCCAGAGAGGTCTTGTTAATGAGTACTATTTTGACGAGACGATGCCGTTTCCAGTCAGAGCGTATAGGTTAAAAGAATAGCAGACCGGCCAGCTCCGGTTTGCGTAGGAGGCAGGCTATGACAGAGCATAATAAAAAGATCAGAGATAAGATTCTAAAGGCAATTATATCTTACACCACGGAGCATGGATACCCTCCTACGCTCCGTGAGATTTGGAATGAGGTAGGGCTGCATAGCAGTAGTGCAGTCCACCAACGTATAACCTGGATGCTCGCGGATGGGATACTGGAGACAGATGCAGAAGGATCACCGCGGGCAATACGGGTACCTGGATATGAGTTTTAGCAAGTTACCGGCAAATTAAAATCTCCCGTAAACACGGGGCAGAAATCGAACTGGTAAAGAAAATTAACTAGTTGGGCAAATGAACTACCGAATTTTCCTCGGTAGTTCTGATTAAAGAAAGCGAGGATATTATCTATGATTAAACAGGAAATCAGTGAGATTAAGAAATTATTTACAGAAAGGAATTGTTCTATTACCCGGATCTGCGGATGTTACGTGGATGGGGAGAAGAATAAGAAAACCGAATTGAAGCAGGCATTTCTGGCACTGCCGGAGGAGGAAATGTTCAAGTACTTCGAGATCCTGCACAAGAGTCTGTCCGGTACCATCGGCAAGAATCTTCTGAATTTGGAATTTCCGCTGGAGAGTGAGAGCGAGGGCGGAACACAGGAGTTCCTGCTGCGCCTGCGGGATAGCAAATTAAGAGACGATGCACTGCTGGAGCAGTTCTACGACCGCATCATTGAATCTTATGAATATGAGGGCAATTATCTGATCCTGCTGATCCACGATGTCTACGATGTGCCTGGACGCACTAAGGATGGTGCAGAGATGGAGGATGCTTCCGATGAGGTGTACGAGTACATACTAGCATGCATCTGCCCGGTAGATCTGTCCAAGACCGGTTTGAGTTATAACGCAGAAGAGAATACCTTTCAGAACCGTCTCCGTGACTGGGTGGTAGGCATGCCGGATACTGCTTTCCTGTTCCCATCCTTTAATGACCGCGGCGCAGATATTCACAGCACACTGTATTACTCCAAGAATGCTGCTGAGCTGAAAGATGATTTTATTGATAAAGTGTTGGGATGTTCGATTCCCTTGCCTGCGGACTGCCAGAAAGAAGCATTCCAGGCGTTGGTAGAAGAGGTACTGGGAGATAACTGCTCCGTGGAAGCGATTAAGAACATCCACGAAGAACTGACTGAGATTGTGCAGGAGCATAAGGATGATCCTGATCCTGTGGTATTAGATAAAAACACAGTTGAGACCATTTTTGTCAAAAGCGGTTTGGACGATGACAGCATAGAGGCATTTGACCAGTGCTACGACGATACCGTAGGACCGGACACGGAGTTGATGCTGGATAATATTTACAGCAGCCGTAGCTTTGAGGTGAAGACACCGGTTGTGACGGTAAAGGTAAATCCCGAGCGTACAGATCTCGTAGAAACAAAGGTGATAGACGGAAGACAGTGCCTGATCATTGATCTGCAGGGTATTGCAGAGGTAAACGGCATTGATGTGAAGCATATGTAACTTAGGATTTAGTGGAGGAATACTATGGACAATGAGATTATTTCTTTCAGCTTGGCAAAAATCGAAAGGGGGAGAGAAAAGCTGTGTAAATGCGATCCACCTCATTACGAGATTGATACGGTAAACCGGATCGTAAGCTGTCAGGATTGCGGTGCTACGGTAGATGCCTTTGATGCTCTGCTTACGCTGGCGAGGCGGTATGAATTACTGGAGGATGAACAGCGGAAAATG